TTTGACATTGAGGGGTTTGCGGATGGGCTGGTGAACGGGCTGCGGACGGTGATGGCGAATTGCGGATTGCAGATTGCGGATTGCGGATTGGAAGATAAATCGAGTCAGGGCTCGACAGGGTCTCGCGCTATGGAGTGCGGCGGCTTGCCGCCGCTTTCCCCGGCGCGGCTAGCCGCGCCGCCCCAAAGCGGGAGCAAGCTCCCGCACTCCAAAATGTCGCAGGAGGCGGTCAAGGCGTTTTTGGACGCGCGGGAAGTGGTCTGGCGGGAGGAGGCGGCGCGCATTGGAGCCGAGATTGAGGAGGCGGCGCGCACGGCGCAGGACGGGGCGAAGGCGGATGCGGTGCGGGCGCGGTTTAATGAGATCGCCAAACGGCGGGCGCCGGAACTGGCGGAGCAGGAAATAGCGGCGGCGAAGGAAATGCAGAATGCAAAATGCAAAATGCAGAATGAAAACAGGGAGGGACCAAGTCAGGGCTCGACAGAGTCTCGCCCTACCGGGAGTGGCGTGTCTGACCCGGTGTCTCAGGCAATCCGCAATCCGCAATCCGCAATCCGCAATTCCCAGGTAATCCGCAATTCTTCCCCGCTGCTGCGGCGCTTGATTCACCCGGAGGTGCGGGTGGTGGATGCTCGGCTGGGCGTGGTGGATTATGTGGCGTCGGATGAAAGTATTGACAGTTATAAGGAGGTCATCCGGGCGGCGGGCTGGCGCTTCACTCACTTTGCCAAAAACGCGCCGCTGGTGGATTCGCATGATTATTCGACCATCGGCAAATGCCTGGGGAAGGTGATTGATTTCCGGGTGGAGGGGGCGCGGCTGATCGAACGGGTGCAGTGGGCCATTGATGTGCCGGAAAACCAACTGGCCCAGATCGGCTGGAAGATGACGGCGGCGGGCTATCTCAAGGCGGTGAGCGTGGGATTTTTTCCTGTCAAGTATGTGACGCCGCAGTCGGGCGGGGAATGGACGCGGCAGTTGCAGGAACTGGGCCTGCCGCCGGACGCGGCGGTGCGCACGATTTATACGGAGCAGGAACAGGTGGAGTTGTCCTGCTGCGTGGTGGGGTCGAATCCCAACGCGCTGGCCAAGGCCTGGCAGGCGGGGGCGATTAACGACGCGGATATTGAAACACTTTCCTTGGAATACTCACAACGCGAAAACGGCCGCGCGGCCGACTGTCCTGCTCCCGCCGCGCCGTCCCGGGAGCAGGCGTGGGCGGGGTTTTTGGAGGAATTGCAGAAGGCGATTAGTCAAAAATAAAAATGAATATGAAGACGTTAAGTGAAGAACAGTTCCGGGAGACGGTCCTGCGGGGCGTCACCGAGGTGGGGGAGAAATTCCAGGCGGTGGAGCGCAATCAGGAGACGCTGCTGCGGAATTACGACCAGTTGGGACGGGAAACCAAACAAACGATGGAGGAGATGACGCGGCTGAAGAACACGGCGAACGACCGCGCGCAAATTCTGACGGCGGTGCAGAAGTTGCAGATGCAGTTGCGCACGGAGGCGATCGCGGCCGGGATTGACCCGATCCAGCGCATCGTCAACGACCCGGAGAAACGGGCGCGGCTGAACCTGGCGGTGCGGCTGGCGGTGGACCGGAACGGGGACCTGCGGCAGGCGTGCGAACCGCTGGCGCGGGCCATCGGGGAAGATACGGGGGAAGGGGCGACGCTGATCATCGCGCAGTTGTTCAAGGAGATCTATGACACGCTGGCGCAGTACGGGGACTGGAGCACGCTGGGGGTGAGGCGGCTGGGAACCAAGGTGACGAATTTCCCGGTGAAAACGGCGCGGGTGGTGGCGCAATGGCTGACAACGGAGGCGGCCGCCATCGCGGATGACACGAACGAGGCGGGCTCGACCATGACGCTGACGGTGCTGCCCAACGCGGTGCTGCTGAATGTGAGCCGGCAGTTGATCGAGGACGCGGAGTTCGACGTGACGACGCTGGTGATGGAGGACTTCCAGGAGGCGTGGAATCTTCGTCTTGACACGGCTGCGTTCACGGGGAACGGGACGGCGGACGGGATCAACGGCGGTTTCACCGGGCTGTTCACCGCGGGGAACAAGGCGGTGGCGGCGCAGGGGAACACGACGGTGGGGGCGCTGGATTTTGACGACGTGGCGCGCTGCCTGACGACGGTGGCGCCGGTGGTGCTGAAACGCAAGCCGCGCTGGTGGATGCACCCGCAGATGCTGGTGCGGATGATGGGGATCAAGGACAACAACGGGCGGCCGATTTTCCTGGGGGCGCTGGAGGCGCCGAGTTACGGGGCCATCGGCACGATCCTGGGCTTCCCGGTGACGCCGGTGATGGCGGCGCCGAACACGGACGGAGCGGGGCAACTGGTCGCGGCCTTCGGGGACCGCAACGGACAGGTGGTGGGAGTGCGGGACGACTTCGTGTTTGAGTCCAGCGACTATTACCGGTGGAACACGCTGGAACGGTCGTTCCGGGCCTACGGACGGGCGGCGACGGGGTGCCGGCAGACGAACGCGTTTGCGGTTTTGCAGACAGCCGCCCGCTGAGAGCGGGAATGGTGAATGGTGAATAGTGAATAGTGAATGAAAAACAAGATTATGAAAAAGACATTGTTGACAATAATGACGGCGGCGGCGGCGGTGGCGGGTTTGGCTCAGGAGTATTCGAGCCTGCCCATCACTTATGCGCCGCCGGGAACGACGAATTCGGGGACGCCGCTGACAAACGCGGTTCCGGCGAATTCGACCAACGCGGTGATGAGCGATCCGATTGGATTAACGAAGTACGACGGGTGCGCCATCCAATGGGAGTTCAACGCGCTGACCAATGCGGCGCCACTGGGTTGCACGAATTACCTGACGTTCGGGGCGTCGTCGGACGGGCTGGTGTTCACGCCGACAAACACGCCGTTTCTGACGCTGACGGTGGTGGTTCCGGCGACGAGCACGAACGGGGTGCTGGTGACGAATCTGTCGTGGTCGTTCCTGGGCAGCATCGGCTACCTGCAGTTGCAGACGATGGGCTGCCAGGGGACGAATACGACGACTAATCACAGCGTGCTGATCTGGCGCAAACCGAAGCGGAACGGGTAGGCCCATTGCGGATTGCGGATTGCGGATTGGGGCAGAGGGGCCGGGCGGCGGGGTGGGCGATCCCCGCCGCCTTTGGGGAAGGCTAAAGGCTAAAATCCAAATCGAGTCAGGGCTCGACGGAGTCTCGCCCTACCGTGGAATTGATTTCATCAGCACGCAGTGCTGATGCACCGAAAATATGAATATTGGACTTGGAAATTTGACGGAGTTGAAGGGGCAGTTGCTGGCGGCCTCGCTGCGCAGTGATACGAATTATGACGCGGTGATCACCGGGATCGGACTCGGGGTGGCGGGACAGTTCGACCAGTTCTGCAACCGGAAATTTTTGCGGGTGGAAGGGGAGCAGGATGTTTTTTCGGGGGACCGGCGGCATTGGTATCTGAGCCGGTTTCCCGTGGAGAGGGTCAGCCTGTGCGAGAAGCAGGACAGCACGGAGGACGGCTGGGTGACGTTGCCGGACCTGATCCAGGCGCAGCAACTGGAGCAGGGTTATGTGATGTTTATCGCGGTGCAGGGCTATTACTGGTCGCGCCTGCGAGTGACTTACACCGGCGGCTATTGGTTTGACACGACGGAGGACGGGAGCGGGGTGATGCCGGGGACGGCCACGGCGCTGCCGGCGGAGGTGAAGCTGGCGTGGTATCTGCAATGCCAGCAGGTGTGGAAACGCGTGGACAAGCTGGGGGCGCAGATCGCACAGGACCCGGAGAAGCAAGGGGCGCTGTCAAGTCTCGGGGTGATTCCGGCGGTGGAACAACTGTTGAGGCCGTTTAAACGGATGCAACTGACTTGAATTGCGGCGCTCTGCCGAGCGCCGCTACGCGGAATTGAAAATTGGCTATTGAGAATTTGTCATTTGTCATTTTATGGATTTGTTACTGCAACTGCAACAGGACGTGTGCGACAAGCTGAATTCGGAGGCGGCGTTTCAATATGTGGCGGTGGCGACGCTGCGGCGGCATGTGATCAGCAGCGAGGTGGAACGGCGGGTGGCGCATCTGACGGGAAAGAACGGACGGAAGGGGTGCGGGGCGACGGTGAGGATGCCGTCCATCCAGGGCCTGCAGCCGAATGTGGCGCCGGCACAGGGGGAGGTGGTGGTGACGGTGGAGGTGGTGGAGAACCCGGAGATCAATTTCAACGCGGGCGGGACGCAGGTTTCTTGCGAGGAGGCGGCGCGGGCGGCGCGGACGGCGCTGCACCAGTTTGCCATCGAGGGGAAAATTCTACTTTACCAGGATGAGAAGGCCATCGAGCCGCTGGCGGGGGTGGAGAAGGAGTTTCCCGGATGCCTGGGCTACCGGGTGCGGCTGCGGGGCCGGATGAGCGAGGGGGCGGCGGCGAAATGCGCGCAGCCGGCGATTTCGGCGCCGGGACAGACGGTGAGTTTGTCGGCGATGGAGGAGGGAACGAGCATTTATTACACGACGGACGGGAGTTTTCCGGGGCCGGGGAACGCGGGGGCGCTGGTGTACGAGGAACCGTTCGCGGCGGGAGCGGGGACGGTGGTGCGGTGGGCGGGTTACGCGGGGGGATGCCTGGGGAGCGACGCGGGGGAGGCGACAATGGGTTGATTGCGGATTGCGGATTGCGGATTGCGGATTGGAAGACGAGTCAAACATACAAACAATTATGAGCATATCGAGAGCCTTGCTGGCGGGAGGGCCGGCGTACGTAAATTTTAACGGGACGAATATCGCGCTGGGGGAGGATTCGCGGCTGGAGATCGCGCCGGTGAACAGCGTGGTGAGCGCGGCGCTCCACGGGGAGATTGACGAGGTTTATACGGACCTGGTGGTGAAGGGAACGGGGACGCCGCTGACGTACGAGAATCTGGCGGCGCTGTGGCCGTATCTGCAGCCGACGATCGGGGCGCGAATTTTTGGGAACGCGGACGCGCCGCTGCAGTGGGTGTCGAACAACGGGGACGTGATCACGGTGCGGGCGGGGGCGGTGACACGGATGCCGGATTTGATCCTGGGGGTGGAGAAGGCGGGGATTGGGGAGATGGAGTTTTCGGGGGTGGTGGGGAACGGGCTGGATCCGAGCGCGAGCAATTCCTATTACACGATTGCGACGGGGCAGACGTTCGGCGCGCCGGCGGTAACGGCGGCGAAGATACCGCGGCAGAAGTATATGGCGGCGTGGGGGAACGTGGCGGGGTTCACGAGTTTCCAGGCGCAGGAGGAGTGGACGATCGCGCATGAGTTGAAGCTGGGGCCGGTGAAGATCCAGGGGAGGACGGTGGACATGAAGATATTGAGTTACCGGGCGATGGCGAAGTGCAGGCCGGCGGAGCCGACGATGGCGCAGATAGACGGGGCGCTGCTGGCGCAGGGGGCGGCGGCGACGCATGGGGCGAAGTTGAGCGCGACGGCGGCGGACCTGGTGATCACGGGGGCGCAAACGGTGAGCGTGACAGTCAAGAATGCGGCGCTGAAGAGGGCGGGGTTTGTGTTTGGAGGGAAGGCGCTGAGGAACGGGGAACTCGGCTGGGTGAGCACGATCAATGTGAGCAGCGGGACGGCGACGGCGGCGCTGGTGCTGGGATGAGATTGAGAATTGGCAATTGAAAATTGGCCATTGAAAATTTGAAAGCGGGAGCAAGCTCCCGCACTCCATAAATGAAGATAACGATAACGGCGGCGGGCGGGAAGGCGTTTGTGCTGGCGGACGATGCGAACGGGGCGACGGTGCAGGATGGATTTCGACCGAAACAGACGCGGATGTTGCAGAGGCAGGGGTTGTTCCGGGGGGCCTACCGGGCGAATGAGGCGCGCTACAACCTGGAGAACCGGCTGAGTTTTGTGGTGGAACGGACGTTTGGGACGATGGAGGGGGCGCTGAGTTTCATGGCCAGCCACGCGGATGAGACGCCGGCGCAGGGGACGGTGACGGTGTACAACCTGAGCGGGCGGGGGCAGATCAGCCGGAGCCTGGCGAACGCGGTGGTGGCGGAGGTGGAGTGCGTGGAACATATGGGGGTGAGCTGCAAGTTTCAATACACCATCGCCGGGAATGGAGGGTGGGCGTGAAAAGGCTGAAGGCTGAAGGCTGAAGGATGAAGGATGAAGGAAAAATGACAAAGGAAAGGCTACCGAAATGACGGCTTTAGGACCATTGGCGATACGACTGTTCTGCGATCTGGCGGCGCGGAATTCCAACTCCAATCCGGTGACGGATTTGAACACGGGGCAGCCGGCATTTTTTTACCGGGGTGACGATGTGGAGGTGGATATTGGGATAGGCCAGGGTGGGGCGCTGCTCGCGCCCACCCTGACAAATATAACGTCCGTCACCGCGCAAATCTTCGCCAAGGAAAATGACACGGGGGCGCCGATGATGAGCTGCACGGTGGCGGCGGCGAACATGAACGCGGGGCTGACGGCGGCGCAGTGGACGGGGAACACGGCGCCATTTTATCACGCGGCGTTTGTTTTCCCCAATGCGCAGACCTACATCACGCTGAACGGGGCGTCGTCGCAGAGTTACTGGCTGCGGATCACGCTGACGACGGGGGACGGGACGCCGAAGACGCTGACGCTGCTAGACGGGCCGATCACGGTGCTGGACGGGCCGGTGAACGCGACGCCGGCGGCGGGTTTGGGGAACGCGCGGTTTTGGACGGATGGGAGCGGGAATTTGGTGTTGCAGATCAAGAATGATTCGGACGGGAAGTTTTGCACGGTGGGAGTGGAGAACGGGGCGGGAGGGCTGCCGGGGATTTACCTGGGAGACGTTGGATATTGAACAGAAGGAAACAAAGGAAACGAAGTTATGAAAATGACTAATGACAAATTCTCAATGACCAATTCACAATGTCACCGCCGAATCGAAAATTGGCGATTGAAAATTGGTTATTGGTTATTGCTGATCCCTCTCCTCTCCCCTCCGGCCTCCGACGCGCAGACGCGGAGCGCGGTGATGGTGACGAATGGGACGGGGAAGCTGGCGGGGCCGACGAATTTTTTTGCGGCGAACTCGAACCTGCTGAACCAGGCGGTGAACACGAACGGGTTGGGGGGAGGCGGGGGCGGAACGAGCACGTTTGACGCGGGGACGTTTGGGTATAATGGGGCCAATGGGACGAATGCCGCTCCGCTGTCAAATAACCTTGTGGCGGGTTACACTTTCGCCGTCCAGAATGCCGCGACCAATTCCACCAACTACGCATTGAACAGCGTGGCCAACGCCTCTAATGCCGTCATCGCCTTCGACAACACCACCTTTATCCCGATCTACAACGGGAGCGCGACCAATCTCACCCTCAATTCCTACTCCTACGACGGACTGGCCGCGACATTCTATAGCGCCTACAGCTTCCTCGGCGTCACCTGGACAAACGTCTCCGCCATCTACTCCACTCTTAATCTCGGCGCGACCGGCTACCGCGAGGAAGATTTCTCCTTCGGCGGCCTGGGCTATTTCTGGAAATCCCACGTCAACAGCAACGCCGTCTGGTGGACTGATCTGAACGGGGCCGTCGCCTTCGGCCTGACCAACATCACTGACGCCGCGGGCTTCCCTGGCTCGCTCAACATCGGCGGCAACATCACGGCGGCGAATCTGGGGACGGCGGCGGGCAGCAACGGCTTGGCGTTCTATGGCACCAATGCCAATTTGCAGGCGGGTTCTGTCAATGCCACCAACTGGGCGAGGATCAGCACCAACCAACTCATCAGCAGCAACGCAGCGAGCAGCAGCGGGCAGGGTTATGCGATCACGAATAGCGGCGGTATTGTCTCAATGACACCCATCCCGCCGACGCCCTCCGGCTCCGCACCCGTGGCCGGCACCAACATCGTGGTTTCCGGGAGCACGGTGAGTCTGGCCGCGGCTGTGGAAACCAACAACGATGTCAACGCCAGAACCAACCTCGGCGGCATCCTCCAAACCAACGCCAGCATCACGCAGACCAACGCCGGGACGGGCACGGTGATTTCCGGGGGGAATGTGGTGACGACGGGGAGTTACACCGGAAATGGCGGCGGCATTACCAATACGCCATCGCTTTGCCTGATGGGTGATGTCAATTATTCTTTTACTGGCGGCGCTGGCTACGCTTTTTATCTAAATGGCTATTGTTCTGGGGGCACTACAACCTTTTCACGACAGGAGCAGGTCTTTCCTAGGACCGGCCTGTTGACCAACCTGTATATCACCAGTTGCGCCGCGGCCCCGGCATCCGGCACGAACATTGTCGGAGTCATCTTTACCAATGCACCGGGGGCAACGCCGGTGGCCACTTCCATCACCTGCACCATCACTGGAAACGGCTCGACTTACGCGGCGTGCGACACAACGCATGGTGTGATTGTCACGGCCGGGGAGTTGGGGTGCATCGTATTTACCAATACGTACAGTTACGGCCCCTATCTGGCATATAGTGTCGTCCTGCAATGAAAATCCGCAATCCGCAATCCGCAATCTGCAATCGAGTCACGGCTCGACAGAGTCTCGCCCTACCATTATGAAATTTTGGTCAAGAATAAAGCTGGCGGCGGGGCTGATTTTCCCGGCTTTGCGGGGCGATGGCGCGGAAAACAGGAGCGGGGCGGGGTTGGAGGTGAACGAAAGGGGACGGGAGGAGGGCGCGGGACCGGAGAGGAATGGGGAGAAGGGGGAAATGCAGAATGCAGAATGCAGAATGCAGAATGAAGACGGGAAGGGAGCGAGCCGGGGATCGATGCCGATGGAACGGGACCCTGCCGGGGGATTGGAAGGAATTGGAGGCGCATCCTCCATCGCAAAGGGGACGGAGGACCGGGAGAACTTGGGAAAGGACCTAAAGGACTTAAAGGACGGAAGGGACGGAGTGGACATGGTGGACGAAGTGGGGGAAAGCGGGAGCAGATTGGAACCAGACAATTGCTTTCGCCATGAGGCGGGGCTCCCGCACTGCAAAGGAGGGGCGGCGGCACGGGGTGATGGGAAGGAGGATGGGGGAAAAGGACTGGGGCAGGCCACCACGCCGCCGGCGGAGCAGGAGGCGGCGGCGGCGTGGCATGCGAGTTTAAGGCGGGAGGTTGATGAGTGGGCGCGGAAAGTGATGAGGGAGGGGGATGAGACACGGAAGGAAAACCGGCGGGAGGAGGAGGAGCGCCTGGGGGCGATGGAGGCGCGGGTGCGACGGCTGGAGGAACGGGGGAGGATTAACCGGGATGGTGGGTAGGTGGATTCAATTGCGGATTGCGGATTGCGGATTGCGGATTGCGGATTGCGGATTTTTAACCGCGGATTACGCGGATTACGCGGATAAAAACATTTCGTCCCGGCGCAGCCGGGACGGATTAGGCAAACATGACTTACACGACGCTGACATATAATGGGACGGAGAAGGCGCTGGCGGATTGGAACATCGGGCGGTGGCGGCGGGAGGTTTATAACCAGGCGTCGGATTCGCTGGGGTTTGAATTGCTGGCGGCGACGGATGGGCCTGAAGTTTTTCCCTACGGCAGCATGATCACAATTTCCACGGGGCGCGTTCCCGCGTCCGGCCCGTCCACTACCAACGCCGGATTACCGGTCGCGGGCGTGACCTCGTGGACTGGTGGGAAAAGGTGGTTTGTGGGATGGCGGGCGCAGAATATACGGACGGGGACGCCTGAGATGGAGGGGTTCCATTATAAGTTTGCGGGGCCGTGGGATTTCTTTTTTGAGCGGCTGGTGTTCCAGAAACTCTGGCTGGTGTGGAACGGGGGGAATATCGGGGCGGGAGGGAAGATGATCGCGGACTGGCGGTCGCAGGTGGTGCTGGGGGCGAGCGTGAACATTGGAGCGCCGGGGGACGTGGTGGTGGGGATGACGGCGACGAATTTGATGTCAATCAGTCAACAATTGAAGGAGATAGCGGCTTATGTCATTGCACAAAGTTCTTACGAACAAACGGTCAACGGGCTGGGCTGGCCGGCTGGGGGGCAAATCCAGTTCGACAATCTCACGACGGACGCGAATGGCAATTACCATTTATTGCCGGCGCCTGGCCCAAATTGCCTCATCCCGGACTTTGTGCCGGGGCACGCGGGGGCGAGCGGAGACACGTCGGTCAGCACATCGGGCCTTATGCTGCGCGCTCCTCTCGATGCGGTGAATGACATGACGTGCGCGGAGTGTTTTCGGCGGCAGTTGCGCTGGATCGGGGCGGTGGGATCGCCGGTGGTGTGGTGGGATTATACGACGACGCCGCCGACGCTGAAGGTGGCGACGCGGGATATTCTGCCGGGCGTGACGCTGCCGTTGGTGGGATCAACGGAGTCAATTAAAATTCAGCGGCGGGATGATCTGATACCGTCGGCGATTGCGTTTAAGTATCGGATTTCGGGGCAGAACGCGTCGCAGCCTTATACGATTATTGCAAACGATGTGGCGGCGACGGTGGATGGTTCGCCGGTGGAGGGGATTGGGTATTATGGGGAGTTGACGGAGTTGGACGGGGTGACGGAGGTGTCGGCGGACGCGCAGACGCAGTTGCCGTTGCAGGCGCGGCGGTTTTCGGCGCAGATCGGGACGTTTGATTTTGAGGGGCCGAGCACGCAGTCGGTTTCGGCCACGATTGCGACGGCGGGGCTGAATCTGGGGGACCCGGGCGGGGGCGGGGCGGCGCTGGCGTTCTGGCAGGGGTTGTTTCCGCAACTGGCGGCGGTGACGAACCTGGCGTTTTACCAGGACCCGGCGGGGGCGGTGGCGCCGACGGTGCTGGACCCGGCGGGGGCGGTGGTCAATCCGGCGAATTATCCGAATATCCTGGTGGAGGGGAATGTGTGTCCGTGGATGATGCTGGACAATAGCCCGACGAGTAACGTCGCCGGGCAATGTGTGGAGGGGACGATCACGGCGTATTTTTCCTACACGGACAATGCCTCGCCGGCGGGGGATGCCTCGGTGAATGCGGGGACGGTGCAGTGCCATCGTCTGACGATCAAGGTGAAGCTGACCAATCTTGCAACGGGCACGTATCACTCCGTGCCGGTTGAGACCAATCCCGGGGAGCCGGTGCCGTTTGGGTTGCCCGGATATATTTACGGGATCGAAACGATGCCGCAATATATGGGAAGTTTTACGGTGGTGGAGCAGGAGATCAGCGACGTTTGTCCGATGGGGAATTGTCTGAATCTGAGCGGAGGGCTGGCGGAATGGGGGACGATGAATGGGTGCGTGCAGCAGGTGAATTATGATGACACGGGGAAGACGGAGCTGGTGTTTGGGCCGGCGCAGCATTTGGGGAACGGGGACCTGGTGGAGCGGCTGCGGGTGAACCGGGGGCCGCGGTGGTATAATCTGATCGGAGGGGATTTGATGAACTCGAATCCGCAGAGCGGCCCGACCGCTCTGGGAAAGAATGTGCCGGTGAGTTCGCCGAGTCCGGGGAACAAGGTCAATAGCGAGCTGCTGATTCCGCAGTCGCTGAAGGATTTGCAGACGCATTTGAGCGGATACACGGCTGGGCTGCCCGGGGTTTATTCGTGGACAAAAGGCAATGGACGGAGTGGACTGAGCCTGGTGGACACCGGGCCTGGGATGTTGCTGGCGGGGGGCAGCGGCGGGACGCTGGATACTCAGTATGTGCTGGTGTCGGTGGCGCAGTTGTTGTCGGTGGTGACGGGGCAGCCGGTGAAGTTTTTCGAGTTGAATACGTGCGAGGGAGGGGATGCGACTTATTACCGGACGTTTCTTTGCACGGATAAGTATCATCATACGTAGTGGAGAGTGGCTAGTGGAGAGTGACTAGACTGACCACTAACCACTAATCACTAATCACTAATCACTAATCATTATGGCGAATAGAGTGGCAACATGTCCGAGGGCCAAGCAGATCGTCGGCCAGAAAAACTGGGGGGGATGGGCGGGGCATTTCGCTTTCCCCGGCTTTGTGGCGATGTGGAATTATGCCTACACTTATGAGGACCCGGCGTCTCCTATCGTTGTGGGCGGATCGGGCGCGTGGAATTTTGGGACGTGCGCGGGAGGGGCGCTGACGGGAAGTGTGGCGACGTTTGCGGTGGGCGATTTGGTTTTGCGCGAGTTTCCACCCATTGGACCCTTGACGGATTATTTCACCGGGATAGCGCAGAGTTATCCCTGTTTTTACCACGTTTATATTTGCAAGGCGGCGGTCACGGGGAGCACGACTGATCCCGCGACGGATTCGACGCATTTTTATCCGTGGGATTTCTGTGTGTTTTATGTGAATGACTCCGGCCAATTGATCTGGCATGGAGGAGGCGGCGCTTATTACGACGGGGCGGAACCGGCGGGCGGGCCGAGCGGCTGGCCGTTGGAGATGGGGTCGCGGGCGGTGTTCGCGGTGACGACGGACACGGCGCAGTTCGACTTGACGATAACAACGGAGCTGGATAATTTTCCGCTCTATCCGGCGACGTTGAGCGGTTTGAGCGCCAAGCTGGGCGCCACCAATGACACGGCGAACAGCCTGGCGGATGAGACGGTGCAGGAGGCATCGGCGAGCGGGACCTTTACTTACGACTGGACGTTCCCCAACCGTTACGACGGCACGACGGCAACTTACACGCCGCCAAGCCCGCTGCCTTCGACCGAGCAAGGGCATTATATTTTCCCGGCGGTGCCGCTGCAAAAGCCGATTGGTTTTATTCCCCATTATCCGGGGGACGGGAGTGTGGACAGTGTGCTGAAGATCGATGCGTCGCCGCCGGCCGTTTATTATTATTCGCTGGTTTCATGGAGTTTTTCGAGCACGACGATCTCGTTTGAGTTTGCGGCCTGGAGTTACGCGGATGATGTGGAATTCAGCATTGAATTGGAGCATTTTGGCCCGCTGGCGTCCGCGCCGGGAACGATCACGCAGACGCTAACTTTGGGAGGGACGAGTTATACTTTGGGTGATGTAGCCGCGGACGCGGCCACATTAATGGGAGCGACGACGTTTGCTTCCATCGCGTGGGGGACGTCGTGGACGAATACCTGGGACCACACCGGGGCGCTGGTGAGCACGCAGAATTTTGCGGTCACGGCGGCGGACGCGATCACTTGCGCGTGCAAGGTGGGGACGGAGGTGAAATGGGGGGCGGCGGTGAACGGGCTGTTTTTGAGCGGGGTGACGTATTGTTACGCGAGCAAGGCGCTGGTGGATGTGTGCGGGAATTATTGCCAGCGGACTTATAATTGCCCGACGGTGACGTGTGTTTCAGGGAATGTGGACGGATTCGCGCCGGTGGAGATTGATCCGCCAGGGACGCCGGGTCAGTCAATAGGAATTTATGCGCGGTGCCAATGCATTTGA